TTTTTTTTTTTTTTTTGCTCCATCCCCCTTATAAGCCAATTTAATTTCCCCTAATTTGTTCCCCGCTCAACAACATACTATATGGCGCTCTCCCACTGGGCGACTGCTGCACCTACAAAGTAGTACAGTCCTTTGTTCCTTCTCCATATAGGATGTAGTTAAGTTTCAACAAAAGTTGAGATTGTGCTGTACCCTCGATCGTACTCCGCGTGGCCTCGACACATTAAATGGTATAATTGTCCTTCTTGCACTGACAATTATCGAGATGTGATTCTGTGCAAGAGTAGCCAGCCCTAGTTTGCATGGTAGCGCCCTCTGACTGGCTCTCTGGCTTGTATAGTTGTATCTTTCTGGGTCTAAAATTCCAGAAGTAATAAATGAATGCTAGGAACCCAAATATCTCTAGGTCAATAAGGGGTCCCAAATGCTCAGCGACAACAGGGTCGCAAGTGCCAAAGATCAGCATGGTTATAGTGGTAATGAAATAGTATCCAATGCTAATCATGGTATTAATTTGGTGGCCGTTACTTTTGAAATTGTTGTCTTGTAACGTTTAATTCTTCTAAGTAAATGTATACACACAGCAGCTAACAATAAACAAATCAATGCAAGTATGATCACAAGCCAAGGTAAACCTTGTTGCAACAATGCCTGCAAATCAGATTGATTTGAGTTGTTAGTGTTTACTGCTGAATCATGAGATGCGTGTATATTTGTGATTTGGTTGTTTACATTGGTAGTAGACTGGCTAGTACCCATGTAAACTAATTTGGTAGTGGTATGGTGTAAACACCATGCGTAGTAAAATCAACAGAGTCCCAATCAATGGAGTTAATACCCTGCTTCTGGAACACGGTAATGCAGTGGCCTGGACCACAGTCACCACCGCGCTGCCAGTGCACTTTCCAAACCTTTAAACCTTGTTCATGGTAGTGGAGGACTGCATGTGGTGAACAGGATTGTCCAGTCTCAGCAATCTCCTCAAGAATTAGTTTAAAGGATTCAGCGATGTAAGGCTGATAAGGTGTCATGGTGGGTATGTCACATGGCTCCATATGATTGGCACAGTTATGTGGCACAAAAGTTTCATGGGAACCTCCTAGCGGGTAGGTTAGTTTTGAAAATTTACGCGACATGCTGTCGGTAAAGTTGTATTTGTAGTTGGTGTCTACGCTTCAGAGTTTTTGAACTCAAATGCGTTGTCCCACTCTAACTGATCCGGGTCAGCTGAGTTGTCCTTTTCAGGAGCTTTGTCTGCCTCAGCAGCTTTCTTGGTTTTAGGTTTCCTCGGCTGTTTGGGCTTGGAGGATTGCTCAGATTCTGGCTTCTTAACTTTCTGAGGCTTGGTTGGCGCCTCATATGTCTGGTTGACTACTGTGTTAAGAGCATCTTTGAGTCTATCATAGTCAGGCGAGTCCTGCTTGACAGTGATAGAATAGGTAAAGGTGAGTGTTAGTGCTCCATCCTGCTGGAAGTTGCTGTCAAGGTGGCCAGCAAACAATAACTCCTGAACACCTGGCACAAAGCGTGCAAGTGTCATAATGCGAGAATCAGCCATGCCAGCTTTCTCACTGTCAGCAGAGCCAACGTTAGCACCAGCTTTGGAGCGAGTGCCAAACACCTGAGAAATGGTCTTGCCCTTAAGTAAAGTTCTCTTAGGGGCTTGATGCTGGGTCTTACGCCTAACAGCTGCGGGAGCAGATCTATCACGGCGCTTAGGCTGATTTTGCACAGGTCTGTCATTTGCAGACTGAGATCTAGGTCCATTACCTCTCTCCATGGTTCTTCCACGAGAGTTGAATGGGTCAACTCGAAAACCTGCAGCCGGTCCATCTCCAGGTGGAAATCTAAGCGGCAGCAGCTGGTGTTTAGGGTTATTTGGGTTGCGCTTGGCAACATGTGGCTTAATAGTAGTATCAGCTCCTGGACCTTTAACCCAAGTGATACGAGAAGTTTCCTTGGAGTCATTAGGAGGGTACTCACCATATTTAAGATTGCCCCTAGGTCCTGTGCCTGTGTAATAAAAGGCATAAGAAGGGGGAATTTGAGCGCCACCTGGTTTCTGTCTGGCAAATCTTAGCCAGTAGCCATGATTTTCAGCAGGTTTGATGGCAGAATTAACTGGTACACCATTCCCTTTAAATTGGGGATGGATTGCTTTCTTGTTCTGAGCTTTGAGAACCTGGAACCATGAGGCATCAGTGGTGGGTACCGCTGGAGTTGCCATTATTGGTTTTGGTGTCAAACTTTAATTCTCTGTTTGTGGTTTTAAAACACACACTACAGCTTAAATGTTAGCACACCTACCCTTAAGTCTAACGCACTCTTTAGCGCTAATTAGACAGGTAGGGGTGACTAAACACAGCCTAGCAGTGCCGCGCACCTGCAGATGCTAGAACTGTTTGAATGCTTGAAATTTCCTCCTCAAGAACAACTTGAAGGGAAGGTCTAATGATGAAATCTGATCCACGGACTGAGCCATACTCAATAAAGAGTGGCTCGTCGTTGATAAGAAGTTGCCGAGGTAGTATACTAAATGCAATTGGATTAGCATTAATAAATACCACAGTCGAATAAGCAAAGCAACGAGGCTTAACAAGAGTGTCGCAAAGCTCAAAGATGTCATCCGGTTGTATGACATGAGTTTTGCAATATGAATAAAGCGCCTGCAGCTGATAGATGCAGTTGCACATTATAGGTAGTTGTAAATTCTGGCGTTGCCGGAATTAGAAGTTGTGATTGTGTGTAAAGCTGCATTAGAGGACCTGTCGCCCTGGTAAATTAACACAGCCAAGTCACGATCATCAGTGGATTCAATTGTTTTCCGAAGAGTGTAGTGGAAGGTATCCGACGGAGTAACAACCACCATAGACTTCGGAGGTGATGTGACAGAAAGTCCAGTTGCTAATTGCTGGCCATGTAGTTTAAGGCGGCCATGCTTTAGTACTGGAGTCAATATAGGTGCCATGTGATCAATTGGTATGCAGCGCCAATTGCCCATGGAGTCCATTATACCTGCGAGTAGTCTGCTTTCAGGCGAGAAACTCCAGGCTGAGTGTGTCTTGAGAACAAGACGTATTGAATCGTAGACATAGCGTAGCCATGATAACAGAGTTAGGATGGCAAAGACTATGGCAATAATGAAAACAGCTCCTCCGGGTTTTGATCCATTTTCCACTGCTGTCCAAATGGTGACAACTAATGTGAATGGCTGGAGAAGCCAGAGTAGTATAAGTTTGATAATGTAAATTATACGGTTCCTAGTGGCATATCCTCCTTGGAGTATTACCCCTAGGGCCCATATAAGGATGATAAAAACAATAATCTGCCATTCATTGGCGTCAGACATAGTTGTTTCTTGGAAATTGGTGTAACTTTACAAACTCCGAGTCAGAGACTGTTTGGGGTTTTGAATAGTACACAATAATTGGATTTACTAGGTATTTGGCACCTAGAAAACATTTATAGCTGAGCTTAGCACATGCTAAGCAGGTGTTAATAAATAAAAGACAGACGCAGACACTTAAAACAGCAAGTGTCGCGACGACATATTGACCAGGAATGGTTATAGCCCAGTCTTCGGCTACCATTCTTTAAGCTTGAAAGATGTGATGGGTGTCGGTTCCGTGTCCCTCTTTTTGTGAGAGAAGAGACCAAAGCAACCACCACAACAACCAAAGCATCCTCCACAGCATCCAGTGCATAGGAAGATTGTGACTAATATACAGGCGAAAGCAGCTATGGCTAAAACAATAAGCAGCCACACCCACCAGGGCCATTTAATGTATGTTTCAACCTTATTAAGCCACTCTAAATCTACAAGAGTGTTATTAAGGTTGTCAATATAGTGTTGCAGCTGCTCTGAAATCTGTGATAGATTATCAGCGCGTTGCTGTAAGTCTAATATCTCAGCACTAAGGTTGAGTATAGTATGGTTATAAAAATCTACAACCAGGCTAGGTGGTGTAGGGTTAGGTAGGGAGCCTATAATGTCACTGACAGTTTGATTGACATCAACAAAGTCCGGGACTATGGTAGGCAATTGTGATGCAGTGGTGTTGTAATAGGTAACACTGCATTCAGTAAGAGGTACGAAATCCGCAGACCTAGGTATGCGGGGTTCGTACATGTTCCTAGGTGTAACCCTCCAGGTGCCATTAATATTAAAGAGCACAAGCTGAGGCTGGAGGGAGTAACCTTTAGTGCTGTCCACGCAAATGCCAGCTGAAGCTGTGACACGCGCGAATTTAGTGGGCACAAGAACTGCATGCATAAACAAAATGCCATTAGGCGCAGCTTGTGTTAACGAAAAAAGGTGCGTGCCATTGCCACAAAATCCATAGCGAGTGGATTGTGACTTGACACATTCATTGATTTTCTGTTGAGCCAGCAACCTATACTGCCGAATCTGTGACATCTGGTTGAGAAGCTGCGTAACATATGCATTAAGAGCAGATAGGCGACCTGTTATGAGCCTATCAACTTGCTGGTTAGCCTCTACCTCTTCAAGACGATTATAAATGTCCTGAATAGATGTTGATATGGCCTGAAAATTGTTAGACAATTGTGCCGTTAGGTGGGAAAGGGCTTCACCTTGTTGGTTCACAACTGTTTGTATTTTGTTTATGGCATTGGCCACTGTATTTAAAGCCTCTGAGGTCTGCTGAATAGCATCGTTAACAGAGGAAAGTGCTAATGAAATATTGCCAACTGCTTGATTGAAGGAGTCAGCAAGAATTTTCTGGTTCTCTTGCAGGACATTAGTCTGCAGAGCAACATAATTAAGACGTGCCTGAACTCCAGTTGAAAAAGGAATAGCAGCTGCAGCTGTGAGGCCACCAAATACCATGGCTCCAGTGAGAGAGCCAGTATACATTGCCATCTTCTCAGCATCAACAACACCTGGTAGAACCATAATGCCATTGTAATACTGAGAACAAACTAAATCAGCAATGGCCATGTCCTTAGAACAGGCTTTGTAGTCCTGGTCTACAGTGCCTAGGCCATTGGTAACAACTTTATTGAAGAGGAGATCCTCTATAACGGACTTCTCTCCTATCTTATTGCTAAGAATGTTGGTGAAATTATAATCACCTTGAAAATTTGTAATGTTTGCAAGCTCCAGCGACTGGGTGGAGGTTTGAAACATGTCTGTAATGTCCCTGCTGTCCAACTGAGCCGAGGCATGAAGCGCCGACTCAATGTTTGAACATGCTGACGTGTACTGGGAAAGCAACCGTAAGCAACGGGGATTGCCATTGCATACATACTGGGCACAATCTATAACAACCTGCTCAGACTGTATCTGAAGATACTCAGATTGAACAGTCAAAGCAAATGCAGATGGTACATCAATCTCGCCATTATAAAGAGAAACTATTGATGGGCGAGTGTCCTGCAATGTAGTGGTTGCAGATATGGACCCGTCACTACAAACGGCTAAAGGTCCATATGACAAAATTGGTTGAGTGCAATTGTTGGTAGCATTAGTGGTGTAGTAAAAGGTAGGAGTGGGTATTACCCGCTGAAACCCATACAAAGTTGTGTTAGTTGATGTGATGACACCAACTATTGTGTTGTTTATTACAACAGCCTGGGTAGTTCTTACACAGGGTAAGACCTGATAAGCCTGGCCTGTCGTAACATTTTTAAAGGCATAGAGACCACCAGTGGGTGATGTAAATGCTATGCCATTATGAAGTTGTAAGTCAGAGGATTTAATAATGCCTGTGCCTGAAATACCATAAATGGTATAATCAGTGCACACACCTTCAATAATAGAAGATGTGTCAATAGCATTAGGAGTTGTTGTAGAGGTGCCCGTAAACATTTGGCCCTCTGTAAATGTAAAATAAAGGTTTCTACCTGTGTCATAATTCCAGACATAGGTTGCAACTATTTTACTGGAGCATGAGCCTGCAGTTGCGCTAATGCAAAACTGCGAAAAGGACATGCCATTATTAATAGCAAACAGGTCAAAGTTGCATGTACTGCTGCGAACCTGAAGGGTGCATCCAGTACAAACAAAGTTTGACTGTATGGTAAAATAAGGCTTGGTCACACAGTAGCTGTCATTACCATTAATAGTAATGGCAGTTACTTTGGGTTCACCAAAGTTAAATGTTGCTGTAATGTTAACCTGTATAACCTCAACCTCTTGTAACTTAGGCAGGGTTATGACAGTTCTAACATTAGATTGAAATAAATCTTGCTGTGCAGAATAAAAGCCATCAGCAAGAGTATGTGTGGAGCGTTGACAAGCTATATTGTCAATGGTGGATGATTCACAATAAGTAACTTGTGTAATAGTTGTATTTGCAAGTGTGATGAGAGTGTCCGTGAGATTCGCAAGGGCAAAATAGGTGCTATGAGCTGGTAAACCACCAGTTTCAATGCGAACTGTTTTGACACTAATGGGTAGCGTACCTAACAAGTAACCATTAACATAAAATTGACCCGTCCGATATATGGTGATATCCGACAGGTTTGCTGGCAATGGTCCCAAGTAGGTCTCATTTGTAAAACAATAAAGCTGCTTATTAGCAGAATAGAAAGTGGAGTTCGCCATGGCTGTTGAAATGTTTAGGTGTTCAGAGCAGACGAACATATAGGTAGTATTATCCGCGCCGATAACTCGAATGGAGGCCCGGTTTGCAGATGTTAGATTTAGGAACAATCTGAGAGCATCATGAGACATGTTCCTTATAGCATCACCCATACAATTATAGGTGGCTTGTTCATTCTGTGTGAGGTGCATGTTTAGCGTGTTGTTGACAATGTCGGTGAAACATGCAAAATATAATGGTTGGTAACTCCTATGCAATCCATTAATAGGCAGCGTAGAGTTAGTAAGTGGTGATATAAGCTCTAAATGCTGGGTAGGATAGCCAGGTAAAGAGCCAACAGAAATACCAGAGTCACGCTGTGTGCGATAGCGGTTCTGACGGTAGAGAAAACGATGCGCGTTAGGAAATGTGAGCGCATCAAAAATTGTGTCCGCAATCTTAGCATGCGCTAAAGTTGCAGACATAAGCATTAGTAAAGTGCTCTGCATTCTGGTGGTCTGACAAGCAGGCGACCGGAAGACACGAGGTACTTAAGTATTGGTTTCTTTTCTAATTCCTTAACGGAAATTATAGGAGTTGCTTTGAGCTTACAGGCAGTAGCTGGGTTGTCTGCAAGCGAAGAATAAGTTGGTGTTAGTACTATTTCATTACGCCAACGAATGTATGAGGCATGCAAATTGTAACCATCAACGTTCTCTTTTGCATGTCCTAAGTAGTTAAAGCAACAGAGAAATGCTTCTGAAGAAGTTGCATTTACTGCTGTGCAATATAATTGGTATTCGTCGAACCATCCAGCTAAGCTGTAGAGTTCTGGCGAAAATGAATGTTCAGTAATCTTAACAAAAATAGAACCACCGAGAGCTAACCTCTCCTTTACTATTCTTATTAAGTTGTCGAAAAAGTGAATATCATCACCACAATATAGATCCGAAAAGATCGCATCTATATGGTGTGGTGGCATATATGTTCTGTAGTCTGATACTATTATTTGGTTGGCATCAGATGTGAAGTCTCTTATGTCTAAATCGATAAGGACGGTTCCATCTGGTAACATTTGTTTTATAACTGAGCTGCCTGGTGCAGTGCCTAAAGCAGACGCAGCACCTAAGTGTAGGACAGTCATATTATGTGGTACCGCCAATCTATCCTTTTTAACTATATAGTTAAAAAGTTGGCGATATTTAATTACATTTTTAACCACTCCCGGCACTTTTGGTGTATAGGAATGGTAGTTAGGAATATCTGCTGGTTGCATATCAGTGATCAATGTTTTATACACAGATGGCATCTGGTATCCATTGGTCAATGATTGCAATATTGGGTAACAAGTGTTTACTTTGGCATCATGCCAAAGCATAAAACGAATAGGTTGATTGTCAATCACAACACTAAACGTCTTGGACTTAGTGGTGTAATTGGCATGTGCTTGACGAATGATGTCTATATAGTCATCTAATAGAACATCAAGAATGGTGCAAACATTTTTAGAGCTTGCTTTAGTGGAGGTTACAACACAGTTCTGAACTGGGTTGTAAATATGATTAACAAGTTGAAAGTCAAATTTGTTTCGGACAAGTGAAATGAGTGTGTGAGTTCCTCCAATAATAGGTTTGGAGTCATCACCATAAATTATATGTTCAACACCTAAATCATGGAGCTGGTAGAGATTAATAAACTCTTCAGAGGACTTTTCAAGAAAGTCTCTCTCCATAGGTGTCTTAGGTATAAATTTATCAACTGATCTGCCTTGAGTGCAGATAGTATCAATTGAAACAAGCTGACCGTTAAGTCGCTTATAAATGTAGAGCTCTTGTCCATCAATAGCTAGAGCCATTGAGTGTAAGAGCAGTGCAAAACAAAATGGTTCTGCCTTTTTAACCTTAATGGTTGTTAAAAGGACAGCATTAGGTAATTGGTTAAACTGACTCCAATCCGTACCATACCTGTCATCACAAAGTACGACATGGTTGGTTGGATCAACATCAGTATAAGTAGAAACATTAAGGGTGTTTGTGAAAGCTGTGTCATCATCAACCCAGACAGTGAAGTTTCTGGTGGCGGTTACACCTAGACCAGACAACAACTGTGTGGTTGGCAATGTCTTTGTGTGACGGTTCGTGTAATGCTCAAAGGCTACAGAGACCGGTAAATTTGTTCTATTGTCAAATAACTTGACAAGATTATTATCAACCTTAGCATATACAGCATTACTATTAATAACTACATCAAGCGCACCATCAACATGTGCATTGCAGTTCTTATAGTAACAGTTGTAAGCCAAGTTTTCAAGGTTTTGTAAATTGGTAAATGTAAGCCAACAGTTGTAGACGTTGACGTTACGTGGTATATAAACATTAAACCCATGGCGTGCCATAAGGTTGTATGCTGAGATGAATTCCTGATACTCAAGGGCATGAGTAGGACAGATAGTAGTGCCAGTGTTACAGCGAGTAACACAGTCACGATAGGTTACAACTATTGGCTGCTCACTGCTACAATCCGTAGTGGAATAGTAGACAAGAGGAGCCAATGTTAGCTTATGTGTAGCATAAGTATGCATCTCTGGTGTGAGAAATGCATGCTTATTAACATATAATGCGGCACCATTAGGGCCAATTAAATGTTTTTGCCTGTGGGTGTCATAACGACAAACCAAGGCATTAGCAGGGTATGTGTCAACATTACAATTCCAAAACATGGTCAAGCCATCAACGAAACGGGCCTCCATCTCTGGCTTATACCGTAGCTTCTGGACATGTTTGACAATAGGTGCCTGATCATAATAGTGATATTTAACACCAGGTCGTCTCACGATAGGTATGCCTTTAGGATTACCAATATCGTGAACAACAGTGGCTTTAGTTGTGGTTAACAGAATGTTAAGATAATTGGCTTGTACTAATCGACAAGCTTTGTTAAGTTGTGATTGCTCAGGGGTGACTGGAAATTCTAAGCTCCAGTCTACACTACTGAACAGTTCGTGTATGGCTAAACAAATAGTCATAGCTGCATCAGCAGATGCAACATGAGCATTAGAATGGTATGTACAAACCGCGTCATGGTTAGTGGAGAGACGTCCCGAGAATCCCCACGTTGCCACGTCGACTAAAAATGGATTGTAAACATAATCACATGGTGGCGTTGTTAAAGCATAATGTGCTTTGCAGGCGAACTGTACTCCATTAGTGAAGCAAGCACGTCTACCACAATAACACTGCTCTTCAACGCCAATTTTAACAAAATAACGCATTGTTGCGAGCTCAAGCTGGTGAGCCCAAGTAACAAAGCATAAATAATCAGTATGTGGTGCAACATCAGCAAGATGTGCAACAATCTCATAACGCACAACCTTCCAAGGACGCGCTTGGCGCATATCCTTCTTCAGGTGTTTGAATTCGTCGCCAGGAGGTATTTTGGCAGGGACGGGCTCAGTGCAAGATCCGTGCTCGTTTACCCAAATACCTTCTGGGGTGACAGAAAAATTCTTGCCAGTACTAAAACCAACCTGCAACGGCATGTTAGTACCAACATTAGGTTTCGTGGCATGTGCTGCTTCTACGTCTATGCCGATCCAGCTCTGAACATAGGCGCGACATACATCACGTGTTAAAAACATATTATGATATGTATCAATCTTTAGAGATGGCAAAAACCCAAGTGCTGAGACCAGGGTTTTATATGATATCAGCGTACCATCGGTAACGCCAACTAATTTTGCAAGTGGTTCATCACAGCGATACTCTGCGCCGCAGTCATGCCACGTCAAGGCATGAGCAGGATGTTGACCACTATACTCAAAGCTGCAGCGCTTAAAAAGCGACGTCAGGGGTTCTCCCGCCTGAAGCTGTGAGTCAATAGGCTCAAACTGCAAGCTGTTATATAGTTCGTTTGCTTGCCTAAACACGACAAGTATTCCTACTTTCGCACGTGTTAAAGCAACATTCAAACGAGCCATGTTTAAAGCGTGGGCTGAATCAGTAGTCACGCAAAAGATAACATAATCATACTCAGAGCCTTGAGATGAGTCAACAGTCTGAGTCGAAAAGCCTGCCATGGCTGCTTTAACATTCATGGCATTATATGGTGAAATAAAAGTCACGTTGTCCCACCGCTTTTGTTGTCTAAAGGCGAGTGCGAAACGTAACTGGGCCTCGTTGTAGGCAGATTGTCCCTCATGAGCAATGTCTCCAGGACCAAAATTAACAATGGTCTTGTAACACTGTCTTGAGTTCGGTTTCGCCGCTTTTAGCTTATTATCGTAAACCAGCTTAGACACTGTATCTACGATTTCACGTGGGCAGCGGTAGCACATGTCTAGCATTACATCAGCGCCAGCATGCACCATTATATCAGTAACCACATTATAGTCAGCTGGTGACAGTTGACCTGAGGTTAGCATAGTTCTTGGTGATGGTAACTGATAAGGGTCACCAACATACACAATGTGTGTGTAGACTAACCGAGCGTTCACAGAGGAAAGCTCATAATTGGTTAGCATAGAAACTTCATCTACAACAACGATGTCACACTTAATGTCTGGCAATGCATTGATTGTAGAAAAAATGTATTGAGCAGTTGTATTGTTAACGACAAACTCCTGAAAGCACTCTACAGTTGTACGCGTGGGGACGATACGACTGCACTGGCCTACAGGTAGTGTCTTGAAAGCTTTTTCACATAATGCATCGATCGCTGCATGGGATGACGCCGTGTAGCAAATACGCGCATTGGGATAGTACTTAGCCAAACCTATAGCAAAGGTTGATTTACCAGTGCCAGGTGGTCCAAGGACAGTTGTAACCCGCTGCATAGCTATCTCATTATATGACTTAAAATGTTGCACATAAAAAGAAGCTCCTACAGTGTCGGGTAAAAGTGATTTACGAACGTATGTAGTTTGTGCCAATACCGGTGGTGCTGATAAAGGCGTGACTACATGTGCCATAAGTACGAGAACATCACCTGTTTGTAACTTATAGGTGGATGTTCCACGATAGGTGTAAGTTTCAGTGCCATCAGTTTTAGCTAGAATGTAATCACCAACTTGGGTTTTTCCATTCTTGTTAAAATGATAGCCAGTAAATATGTGGTTCTTAGTTATGGGCGGAGGTTTCTTACCCTGTTCCCAAACTAATTTAATAAATCTTTGATCATACACATCACGCACAGTGGCTGTTGCATATGACTTCTTAATTGACTCTTCAAGTGCTTTTATTGTTTCAGCAGCAAAAAGCATTAATGATAATGGTGCACGATTGGCCTTTTGATAAGGTGCAATAGTGTCATAGGTGGATGTTGCAAGCTCATTAAATAGGTCTATATCATCACTACCGCGAGCAGTGTGACGATAAATACCAAATACAGAGCCATTAGCAACAATAGGTATACACAGCGTAGGTTTGTGGTTTTCACAATAAATCGCTGTGCCTGAAATGTAAAGTTTTTCAACATTGTCTTCATTGCAATTATCAACACTACAGATGTAGTTGTTGATAGCAATGACACGTTTATGACTTGTGCGCGTTACATGCTGGTAGGCACAAACACAGCACAATAAAGGTCTGCGAATGCAGTCACCACAGCGTAGTATAGTGGGTGAAGAACAAACTACACACACACCACTAGCCTGCAGTGTTGGGCTCTGCTCATACATTTGAGCATAAAAAGCCTCTTGCAAAAAGTTGTTAACATACGACATGTCAGTGAGTGTTTGGAAGGAATCTAGGATTCCATCCTGCAACTCCTGAGCCAAAACTCGTATGTAATCTAACAACAGGTAAAATACTTTACCTTTAATAGGATCAACTTTTGTAAGCGGATAGGCATCAATAGCTAAGGAGATGTAACGTTCCAAGTTCTGAACAGGGTCAGCCTTGTTAACGTCATCTACAAATATACAAGCACCCAAGATGCGCGAGACATCTGGGTATGGTAAGTAGTAGGGTTTGCCCTCATGCTCTGCTAGCACAGTGTGCTGTGAGCAGAATTCATGAGGTCCAACACTCATATCGGTTTCAGTCCAACATTTTGAATCTGCCATATAAACATTGTTCTGGTAGAACAAAACGTCTCTAAAACCATCTAAATCAGCAACAGACCCTTGCTTAGCAGCATCAGAGTCTATACATGCAACACCATCATCAGATAGTATCATCAACCCAAAATAGGTTTGGAGATGATGATAAAAGCTATTGATAACGGCTGTGTCTGAAGAATCACCTCTATATATATCCTCATAAAGAGCACGATGCAAACATGCAATATCATTATTAGAGTGAGAGGTGGTAGATGTGGATAAGAAGGCTGCAACATTTGCAGATACAACCTGTAAAATATTGAAAACCGAGTTGGCATATGCTGTGGTTGCATCACCACTGCTAGTACCACCGGGTTTTACATATAAATTATTACCAGACACTACCACTTCGGACAATACCTGGCAACATTCATTAGCTAAGCGGTAAAACCGCTGGCTTTGATTACAGCAGGTGTGTTTTCGTGCCAACAAACATGAAGATGCTATCCTCAATATGTTAGGCATCGACCTATCACACTTGGGGTAATCCCAGCCCACTAATATGGGATTGTTGATATTGTGCATCAGCCTACGTAACATATTATCCCAACCACCATAAAACTTGGTAGTGCCTATTACTATAGTCTGATTGCGTGCAAGTGAAATCGATTTCAGAATCTTCTGATGGTACTGCCTGTTAGTCATGGTGCTTATAATAGAAACACCTGCAACAGTGCGAGCACGATCTTTTGCTGAAATCGCATATTTTAGATTCATCTGAGTGAGTGTAGGCAAAACATTGCGTTTTGTATACTCAAACAGCTGATTTTGCTCGACATAAGTCATGTCGTAGTAATTACGAGCCTTACCCAACTTGTTAAATGGGTAGCCCGCAGATTTGTCTAAATTAGAGACCACAACTGACTGTGCATTAATACAGCCACCTTCATATGGTGAAAGATATTTATCTGCAACTTCAAGGCAGAATAAAAACATCTTTATATCCACCATGGTGGGTGTATTATACCTATAATAGCTGTAGTCTGTTATAGCCGCTTCACCATCTTGCATATAGTAGAAGTGGCGTATGTCAATACCAAGTTGGTCTAAAAGATCACTATCAAGCAAGTGCTTGTAGAAATGTTGATTAAAGTGTCCCGGTTTGACAGACTGTTTAGTGAGCCCACTAGACATAGTTGCCAAAGTCTGACACGGTGTGCGTAAATCTAAACACTTGTCAGAGACAGCTGCTATTGTAGTCGGATCACCAACTAGGCGTAGCAACGTGTTTAAATTTATATTTGACATATGCGTGGTGACGTCCTGATTAAGGACTATACCAAGCTCCTTTAAATGAACGCCAACTGTTTGGACAACTGAATGCCCATCAACAGTTGCATGAGAACATAAATTGCCAAATGCTGTATTGGGTATACACATTGCGAATAAAATATTAAAATTCGCACAGTGTAACACACAACGATCATCTGGACAATCAACAGTATTTGGATGATATGGGCGGTCCCAAAACTTAAAATACTTCTCAAACCACTCGAGCTTGAGGTCAGTAAAGTCATATTGGAAACCGTCATATTCTATTGCGTTGCCATCGGGCCCATAACACTCACACTTTAGCATGTGTGTCATGGACATGATAGGCATTAGGTATGAATAATAGGATGACATATCACAACAGCCATTACCAGGCTGTGTACTAATGAAATCTCCAAAGTCATAAATCTGACCTAGAAGATCCTGATTATCTGGTGTTAATATACCAACAAGGCCAGCCTGTTGACAGGCTTCAGCAAACTTATTAGCATTTAACACACAACGATTCAAAACACCACCTAGCTTGTGAAACTCTCTATAAAAGGTTGGATTCTCTATGGGGTCATACCATAGCTCTCCAAACCAATCTTCGGGAGTACCGCAGATGGTGATTAGGATTTCCTTTATAACATCTCTGGAAGTTGACAAATGCCGAATTGCATATGCCAAGTCCAGCAAAGTGTACTTTGTTAAATACTGACGATTTACATTAGGTATTTTGTCAAACTTGAAAAATTCAGTTTTGGCTAAAACACCAAATGTGTCTTCAGTAGTAATAAGAGCCTTGTCAAAAGCATTGTAGCAAGCCTCCTCCGTTTCAAAAACGGATAAGGAGCATTGCTTACTGACAAAATATAGGTCAACTAAACCTTTATAAGGTATAGGTAAATTACAGCGCTGAGTTTTAAATCTAGCGCAGTTAGTCTTGGTGCTCAAAAATATACCAGAGGTGGTATTATTATGCACATGAAAAGCCCGTTTAACAGCATCAGGGATTGTACCTGGCTGTTGGGGTTCCAGTCGGGCTTCACTGGAACCCACTACTCGTTTAAATAAGCAGAGTTTTGCAAGCTTGTACCACAAGTGCAGTCATAAGCGACCCACCTCTGGCAAGAACTGCAAGGCTCATGAGTTAGGGCAAAAGAAACTGGTTCCTTATCTTTGTCAATCTGGACAAAGCGCCCCTTGTAAGGACAGCGTCCATCTACACCAGGGTGCGGTATATGAGCGCGGCAATATAAGCAAATTGATGCACCTCCATAGGAATTCTGGTGCTCACTAGGTTGTGGTTTTATAGTAACCGCAAATCCTGGACCCATTGCAGCAACCATCTGCACACAGCCCTGTATAGGCTTACCACCGTCAGCTAAGTGCTTCAGATAGGCAGCCTTAGGGTCGACAGCGAATGCTAAATAGGTCAACAATGAGGCATTCTCCTGGTACTCAATGTGTGTACCATTAGCCTGTAATATGGTAGTTCCAGAGATATGGCCAATAACCATACCTCTGTTAAGAGAACTACAATTTTGAATAAAATACAAATAAACAACTGACTGCTTACCTCCAACAGTATGCGCAAATCGCATAGGTGGGTCTAAATTCAAGACAGCCTTACCAGTATCGGTGGCACAGGTAACAGTTTTCAAGTTGTCTTTAGTAGAAGTTACTGCCACTAAAATCTTCTTACCCGTCTTGGTTATGTAAAAAGACTTTTCAGTGGATTCAGTACCATTAATATCAATAGCTGTATTCTGCGCTGTAAAAACATTACGCAAACACAACTCATTATTTTGTAACTGAGGCACACCCTCCTTCACAGTCTCTACGACTACGGGATATTCTTCGGGTACGCCTTCAATAGGTGCATTATCTAGAGATAGCTTCTTCACAATAGTGTAGCGCACACCCTTATAAATAAGAGTGTTCCCCTCTACATACTGCAAATAGCTATCTTTGTCATTAAAGATGACCTTAAAGTTATCATTTGAAATACCTACAATAGCATGTATAGGTAATATTTGTTGCTTAGCACACTCAAAAAGGGCTTTCACTCTGTCTGAGTCCAATCTTCTAAGCATGTGATAAAGCATAGCTGTAAGACCAGAGGTAAGCTTTACACGCCGATCCTCCGCTCTCTCAGCCAAATACATAGACTTCATGGCAGCGTCTGCAAGCTTCTCCAATTTACGCTGGGAAGCAGCATCGCGCTCCCACTCTGCCTTAGCTATGTTAACAGCTTTAAGCTTTTTCTTTTGCTCCTGAGGTGATTCATTCATCTCTACAGAGCGTCTATATATAGCATCTGCCTCCTTATATATTCTATAAGAGTCCAGATTAATGTTAGCATCAGCAACTGCTTGCACAACTGTAGTGTTCTCAAGCAGGTTGTCCAAATAATTGTTAACGTGCTGAGCTTCCTCTTCATCTGCTAGGTAAGCATCTACCTGGTCAGTGGGAAGAAACTCAACAATATGTGCTAATAACTTCACAAGAGATGTCTCGGCGTCCTGGTAGGTTGTAGCCTTAAGAGTCTCATTGTGAAGCTTAACAATCTTTTTGCAAATAGCGTGCTTATTCGTAACGCCTGCCTTCTCAAGCAGGTTTGCTACTACTACAGCAGTTGCCTTTGCATCTAAAATTTTGTTTTGAACTGTGGATATGGCAATGTTACGAACACCGCCAATACCAAGCAATCTTAAATTGGCCATCAACACCTCAAACGCATTACGCGGTGGGGACATCTTAACAGCCATCATATACTTAAGTTGCTCAATAGACACCATATAAGAGTATGTGCCCATTGGTATAGCAGTAAAGCGGTTTATGATCCACATGAGACCAAATCGCATACAAATAACATAGCCTATAACTGTGTAAGTAAACACATGCACAGCTACATCAGGTACAAAAAGTGGTAGTGGTATTCTACGGGCAACCCACCAACACACACCAGCCAAAACTGGGTGTGATGTGAAGGTCGAGGCTGCCGTAAAAACTAAGTTCTCACTCCACTTGGTAGTGAACAAGCGATACAGTATTGCCAACAGGTAACCAAATTGGAAACACTGTATAGAAAATGTGGAAATAGATGTGGCGCGGTAACGCAGCGAACGCAAAGTGTAATTAACTGCTAAGACCACATACACACCTATGTAAAGTGCAACACTATAACAGTATAACTGCTGTGAAATTGAGGAGCCAAACACATACTGGTACAGTGTACGAAGATATGTGTTTGGAATCCAAAAAGTATTTGCACTCACAACCATCATAATCAGCGATGGTAGCAAAAACGTGGTGGTAAACACAACTGTGTGTTTTATTGTAAGAACTAAAAATACCGCGATAGCAGCTGCAAAAGGCAGGGCTAGCGGGTATAGTGTAACAGGTAATACATGTAGTGCAGCTAACATAATGGCAATAGCCATAAACAAGCAGTGGAACAACCACATACAAGTCTTCTTAACTACACCAGATTGTAATGCAATAGGAGCCTGATTGTAGACCATTTCTGGTGTCCAGTCGCAGTCAAAATCAGGAGCGCCCATAATCATTACACCATCACGGTTCAGTGTTAACTGTATGATGGTATTAAGTATACGCTCTAAAGGTACACGGGTTACCTGAGCAAGACCTAAAATGTAGGCCTTGTTTGTTTGTTCACAGGGAAAGTGTGCAAAGGCATTGCTTGATGCCCATGCATTAAAGTCATCAACACTTATAGCTGCCTGTGCCAACCAACGAGGATTAGCATCAACTGTCAATAAGTGTGCATACATCTGAGCAACAACATTATCAGTATAATACTGGAATGCTGTTTGATTCTGGGCTATTTCTTCATCGACATAAGGTCCATAAAATGTGCCCTCAAGATCTGTACCACTATGAGTCTTGTTATTAAACTCAATGTGGTGCATATAGTGTAAGCAGAGGGTTTTACCTTTAAGTGTAAAACCAACACTGCCACAAGCTCCATTTAGGAAGCTTGCATAAATTAAGTTGTTAAGCTGAAGTACAACATGGTACACGTGACGCACAACACCATCATAGGTGCACGCAATTGTCATCGATGAACCAGGTGTAATTCTCTCAAACCTATAGTCAGGTGTGAGTGTGTTTGAGGTATGTACTGTAAGCTGGAGGAGTGCACCAACCATCTTAACAGACTGTACATTAAGCTGCACGCCCTGTGTTGGACATTTTACACAGAAATCGTGACAGTCTACTATGGAAACCATCTGGGCCCATTGGGTTCCACGATACTTCCCAATAACATGGCGCGGGCAATAAACAACATTTTTCAGCCAAATGCCGTTCAGAGCAACGCCATTATATACAACTGACACCATGCATCTCTCTACAACGCCTGAAGGATGTAGGAGGAGCTTAACGCCAGCTTGTAGTTTTGAAACAACGCCCTGAACTACTGCCAGTTTGGGCGGTGTGTATAACTGGGAACCACCTCCTTCACGGAAAGATGACAAAGCCTTGGCCAAAAATGCCATACAAACTCTATCATAGTCCTTATCCGAGGCGGTACCAGAAAAGTACTTATACTTGTTGTATGATGCTAGGTAGGCATCGAAGTCGCTGCCTGCTAGATCACGCAACAAGACATATTTATCATTGTCAATTACAAATGTAGATTTTGATGCATCCAAGAATGAGGAAAACTTGCCTCCCGTCTTGGTAACTGCATAAACATAATTGTATAAACAGTAGAAAATGCTACAAACAACAACTGCTAGCAATTGCATATTGCTAACATGTGGCAGCATAACTACTGAAAAGTAAAACAGTGCTACACTCCTCTTAACAGAGGAAAATGTGCAGACAAAGTAGAGGTAAATAACATAGAATGGTACTGCAAGTGCAAGGCACTTATACATAAGTGCGATGCCAATTAAGTTAATAACAGCCAACCCACAAGTGTACATAACAAAAGTTGTGTACTCTCTAAATAGGCGCTGCAAAGCCAATACTAAAACAACACACACAATAATAACCACTGTGGAGGCTATAAGTGCTGCTGTTGAAGTAAATACATGTATGCCAGATACTGTCCCCATAACTAGCTTAGAGGCTAACTGAAAAGAGGTATCGGCACAATAAACACCTGGCATCTCATTTCCTGAATAAGGAAACTCATCAGTAAATGATACACATACACCAGGATTAGTGTTGAAACATTGTCCCATACGACAGTAGGTGTTACTGACGTATCTAACAATGTGAGGGTAGTAGAGAATCTGTTCTGGAATTTTTAGTGGAACAACTTCCCCATTAAAGTCGACAGCCTGATATTCGACGTGTGGCAACACATCCGAATACAGCTTGTGAGGTACATCTACGGCGTCATAGCAATACAAAGTTCTATTGCCATCACGCTGTAAGTAGGTGCATTTAGCATTAAACAATGCAGGTGACCGTAAGTATGAGCTACCAACAACAACTTCATGCTGTGTGTAGCCAACAACAACGCGGTTATCCAAATTAAAGATGCTACCCGTATGGAGTTTAAGCGCATCTCTAACCATGGAAGCACGCTGTTCTCTCTCATAGATAGACAATTCGTATATGTGCAATACTAAGTTGTCTCTCAATATAATACCTGCTGGAATGCCAGGCACAGAATGTGTTTTAACATCGGCAACACCTACCACCACTGGACAGGCCGGGGAGTTAGTGTACGTTGCCTGATGAAAGGAGTCAAATGACAAAAACTTATTAGCAAAGCAGTTGTCAGTTGCTCTAATAGTGTCTAACACACCATCTCTAATTACATAAAAATTATCGACGCGCATGTCAGTCTTAATGGATGGCACAGTGTGTAATGTAAGTCGAGCAGCTGCACAGGAAAGCGCAAAAGCAAAGGCATACACTGCACAGATTGCCAATATAGTGTAAACTACACGCCGCGATGGTACAGCACCAGCCTTTAAGCGTGTTAAAGGCTGGGTGGCTATATTGCCGCGCATAACTAATGTTGATGGTGTAACTGCACATGTAACACCATTACGGGAGGCTGCATTAGCAATGATACGAAGGGCTGACTGACTCAGTCTCGTAACAAGGTTAGCAGATAAAATAACACCAACACCAGTACCTTTAAGATTGCCCTTAGCGCAACCAGTCTCTATAATAGTAGCCTGGTCGTCTGCAGTAAGGGTTGTAAAATCAAAGGCATAGTGAGGCAAGATGTTATTGGGATTATCAATAGTAAAGTCAAGACCGCGTTGCACTGCCAAAATAGCTGCATTAATAGCAGAATCAGTGGCCTGGCCTGCGGTGGCTTGTTTTAAGTCATTAAAGATATCACCAGATGGTGTTATCTTTTGTAGTGTGAAATACTTCTCCATACGAGCAGCAACCTCATCATAAGTATTGAGAGGCCTAGAATAAGCCTGATCAATAATAATAATGGTGCGTTTAAGATCCATTGACAAAACTACAGCTAATTCACGAGCTGTTTTCAAGCTACCACTATTATCAAAGTCTGCCGCTATCATAACGTCAGGTGTGTATGAAAATAGTGGAGTAGGCTTAAGTAGTTGGTCAACGGTACGAATGTCTGAGTATTTAGAAATACAAACATGAGCTGTCTGGTTGTGCATAGCACGCGCAACAACAACATCAGTTTGACATTCTACGTCACGAGCTAATAAAAATGCTGGTGCCGTGGGTTTTACACTAAGCTTTGTGGTCCTAGACAAGGATTCAACTGCTTCAGTGGGTATAAAAGTGCCAGGCTTTTCAGCAGTGCAATTTTTACAATAAAAATTGTGCTCCTTACAAATAGAAAAGCCGCCATTAGTTTCTACAACAGAGGGGTATTTTCTACCTTGGACTATTGTCTCCACTGTTATAGTTGGTGAAGTGCGCATCTTTGAACACAATGTGCATGTTGGCTGCTTGCAGCCTTTAGCCAAGTGTCTTAAAAATGCACACACTCTGTATACATAATAGACTATAAAAGACATAACTAAAAATGTCTGATAGTCTATATACAAGGTGCCAATATACGGTATTGTGAAGCCGTACATATTGACAATAAACACAAATGCAAGGGCCGCTAAAACTAAAGTGGCATTTGCAAGTAATAAAATGAAAGCCAGCGCATAAAGCGTGTAGTCAACTTCCATTACGGGTTGTTGATTAACGCGCAGGTGCTGGTACAAATGTAATGAGTCCTGGCCATTAAAACATGTTAGACATGTTAAATCACCAGCACAGAAAGCATTATAATCATAATGCATAGTTGTATTATACACGCATGGTATGCCAGTACGTGCATATAAGTGTACACCCAGCTTGTAACCAGTAGAAAATATACTCGCTACAGCCGGTAACATCAAAAATGGAGCTAATGCCATGAAGATTGTCTTTGTTGAATAAAACAATCCCAGGCATGTTTTCCGTAAAGTTGCTGCCGATGGCATAAAGTGGCGTGCCACCTTACAGGCCAAACCAACAGACAATTTAACAGTTTTGTCTATAGCCCCTATTTCTACTAGGTGGTTATAAAACTTAAGTAAGAGTTTAGCACTAAGAAAAACAACTGTTCCTGTTTTACATAGTGCCTTTCCCAAAATAGACCATGACTTAACCAAGATGAACTTGGGCTTGCGAATCCACAAGTCCATTAGGTCTAAGTGCGTGGGATTGTCCAAAACCTCAGCCTTAGGTTTGTCTTCATCTTGTGGAAGTTCCCTGGGTGGAGGTTCTAACAAAAGTGGACTACTCTGTGGTATGTCTTCCGTAGGAAGTACAGAGTATTTATTAGTAGACAGCGGCATTGACACTGTCTCTGTACGTGGAGCAGGTGCCACATCAAAGTTATGATAGGTGGCCACTACTTTAGCTTTGGCGTTATAGCCGTTAATAGTTTTCTTGCCATTAGTATACCAGCAATGGTCTTGCGCATATTTAATGGCAGGAAGTGTAGGTTCCTCATCTGAAGTGCCGACTGCAATTGCTCCTACACCACTAACAGGGTTAAACGGAGTCCACGTGTCACACTTCATACAGTAGACCTTCGGTACCAGTGGGTCATAATCTTTTGAAACAGATATGACCCCCGTGTGGTTGAAATAGGTGCCACAACAAACTGTAGTGGCTGAAAATGCAGAGTTTGCGTTGTTAACGAACAATGCTATTACTTCCTGGGGGCATCCAAACTCACCAATAGTGTGGTTAGTTGCCGCATAGACCCAAGCTACAAGTCTACTAGGATTGCCATTAAGAAACTCTTTGTAGAGTTGATCAATGGCAGGCCTCAGTTGAAAGCGCGTGTTTTGAAACAAATTCAAGGCCGCGCTTACAAAACAATTATTTCTATGTTGTTTCAAATGCATAACGCCATTAGTACGACTAATGGGCCAGTTAGCATGACAGAGTTTAAGGTAGGTTACATACTGCTGCAGGGTGAGATCAAGCTCTTTTGCCTGCTGCTGTATTTCATCAGTAACCTCCAAATAAACTTGACCAGGCTTTGGGTCCTGGACAAATTCTTGGCCATCAAAAAGGTTAGCATCAAGTATGCCTTGAGGTGTTAATGCCTTAGTGGTGACCTGGTCAAAGTCCTTTGTGGTGCGAACAACAGTTCTGTTAATCGCATCCCAAATTTGCAAATGATTGCTGTCCAAAGTGACAAGGGTTACACGCCCGATGTCACTTGGGCAGGCTTTCTTAAAGGCATCAAGCGAATGCACAGGATTGCAACCAAAGATGCCAGCACCTAAGATAGGTATAACGTAGTGCGCAGGTTCAGTAAGAATACTCTTATACGCCTGGTACAAAAGTTCCTGCACATTAGGATCTGAACCGCGTGGTGGCACCACATGTAAAATACATGAGACACCATACTTAGCGGCATCAAAAGGTTCTGTAGTAACATTACCTGTAATAGGCGCTATGCTATCACAGTAAGCCTGATATTTAGGACCTGCCATGTCAGCTATAGCCTTAGCAGCACCACCCCCATTGGAAAGTGCTTCATTGGCTGGATTTACTAACACGGAATTGTCATATTTTATACTAGTCAGCTGTCCCACAACGAGCTCTACTTTCGTAGGGCTAGGTTGTTTAACAGCAACTGCTGGCAAATTGTTATCTACAGTTGTAGGTGTGTTTACTATAGTAGCCAGGGGTTCATCAGTGATGTCACCCTCACTACTATCAGTAATGATTGTCTCACCATCGTCACAAATAGCCGTACTATCACAATCGCCACGATCGTATGCCGCGTTAGCGATGGAGTTCTGGTTACTCGATTGGACAGTGTTGACTGCCTCTGCAGTAGTAGCCTGGGCCGACTCGACATCTTCAAAGATAACCTTACTATCACAATTGCCACGATCGTGTGCCGCGTTAGCAATGGAATTCTGGTCATCTAATCCGACAGACCGGACTGCCGAGGAACTATCCTGCTGAGGTTGAACATCTTCTGTAGCATCTTCAAAGGTGCTATCTGTTTCTGAGCTCGATTCAGCACTTTCATCTGCTGAGTCTACACTATTTACGTCTGAAGTAGCGTCGATGCCCTCCTGATTAGGAGTTGTGGAACGACTGCTCTCCTGACTGGATGTTTCTTCCTGAATGGGTGGAAGTTTATCCTTTGTCTTATATTCTGCTATAGTGCTTACTGCGGCTTTAAAGTCCGCAGGTTGGTCAGGCACTATAGGAATAATAATTTCATCATCAGAGTTAACCTCATCCGGCTCATAAGCTGATGGCTCTTCGTCGGTAGGTTGAGTCTGGTTACTAGTAATTTGATCTTGTTGTTGATCACTAGTGTTAGCAGGTGCTTGGTCGCCAGCCGGCTCCTTGCGCAACTTTGCTAAGAAGTGGTCTACATCCGGAAGGTCCCATTGCTGAGGAATAGGTCCTTCTTCATCATCGAAGTTTGTGGCAGGCTGATCACAGTAGTCATCATCCTCCACATAAAGTTCATCTTCACAGTCATCCTCACTCTCCATAGCTTGAACATAGAGAGTGAGATGGTCGGGAATATGGTGTGTTGCCAGAGGTAGGTCATCATGACTAGAGAAGACTTGGTAGTCTTCCGGTAAGTCCATGACCCTCTCTGGGAAGTGGTCTGTTAGAGCGTCAACAAGAGCATCAACAACAAGGCGAGCAATGTCCCTTGGAGTTGAGTCGCTTGGTGCCACTAAATTGTTAAGCTCATAACCAGCTAAAAGCTCATTAATAGCCTGATTTGTTGGATCATCAAAAAGGTCACAGACAAAACTCACAGTAAGGTGATCTGCGCCTGCTCGAAATCCAGGTAAAGAAGCACTGTTACCATCCGAAGGAAAGTAAGAAGTGCCATCTGTTGCCATTTGTAACACTGTAGAGCCTACAACAACGTCAACAGCCTCTAGAGCCCTAGTAGGAGTGGCATCTGTTATTGCGAGCGAATCATGTGTTACTACTTTGTTGGTTGTTGCCTCAACAGGATAATCAGGGTTAACATCAAAGATGTACTTAACCTTATTAATTATCTTTGCTGGGGCTTTCTTTAACACAAAAGTACCTGCGCTAGTAAACATCAACATGTAATTACCAGCTGCATAAGTTGCATAATCAGCGACTTTCTTCAGAAAGGGTAAGAAGAAGTCACATAATGGTTGTATAGCTGATGCCACAAAGGATGCAGCGTCAACTATAAGTTTGCCAGCGCGATAGACAAGCTTAACACTCGCTATGCGCGCAGCAGCATCCAAAGATAAGCACTGAAGCTTATAGATAACTGCATGAATGACATCATACAATGGTTTAAAGCGATCTGCAATTGCATGCAAAAAGCTTATAAAGTTGGATAAAGCGGACGAAATGCGAACCCTCAGACCCGCAAATTTCCGTTCAAGTTTGGCCCATGACTCAGTGCGAAAAAGCTTATAAAGCTCTTTCACGTCAGGGTCATTAAAACAATTGAGGTATTCCTCTTCAGTTGACACAACAACATCTCCAGGTTTAGACACCCCCACACGTACAGTTACGGTAGGAGAAACATCATAGGTCTGGGCATCAGTCACTTCAATCCAGGATTGCTCAGTGCGACTGAGAAATTGTTGCATTTGTACAAAAGCCATCAAAACATCAGATGGTTCAGTATGAAAAACCACGTTAAGCTTCTTTGATGAAGTGCCCTGTGGTTTAAGTGGTATAAGCAAGGCACCGCCCTTTACACGAGGATAGTAAATGGGTGGTACTGAGCTAGTCTTAAGGTAGAGAACCCCATCAACAATGGAATCAACACCTTCAACCTGACTAACAACAAGTTGCTGGTAGTCTGGAATCAGGTGGCAGTCCTCTTGAATTGGTTTTCCTTTAGCATTTGCAGGGATAGGCTTGCAGGCTACGGGTTGCATTTTACCGTCCTTCTCAACAGCCGTTGCCGAAGGATAAAGGTAAAAGTTTAAGAACCGCATAGCCGCATTAGCTGGACTGGCCTGCGCAAGCAGGACAGAAGTAAATTTGGCTCCTACAACATCATTGGATAACGTTAAGTAGGAGTCCTTATGAGTAAGCACAACACTCTTTGCATCTGCAAGGGTTGTGGTAATCTTGCCTTCGTATGCAAGTACAACAGCTGCATCTAGGGCAATCTTCTTAAGTTCATCATACTCTATTTTAACCAGCCGGTCAAACAGAGCCAATGCTGCAAGTGATGAAATCCTAGGCGGAGCATAGCGAATTATGGCCCGCAACACAGGATCAGAAAAGGTCAAAGTTTTGGCCTTGAGGTAAAAATCATCCTTGGAATTAGCCCAACTAGCGTTGCGCTCACAAACCAAATTGCGTATGGCACGCAAAGTGGGTTGCGATCCAAAAATAGCCTCAAAGTCAGTAAGTGATATACCAGGCTTAATAACCTGCACACCTGGCGGAGCCTTGGTGGTGTACAAGTTATAGTTAGCCAAGTAGGTAGTATTGTTGGGATGTCCTTCCTCGCAAGCAGCAACAGATATAAAAAGCTGCAGTGGAGGAGGCACTAATTCAGGCAGTACAATGGGACTGCGCTTCTCCTTGTTCTTGGCCATTCCAAAACTATATCAGGCACAGAGCTGCAGAATAGGATTCCACGCTCCTATGGGTGTTGCACTTGCGCAACGCAATACGTCCAGATCAGATCACTTACACCTAGTCACTAGTGGCTATCCCGTGGAGGAAACGCCTTAAAAGTGACCCGGTAGGGGGTTTTATCCTACCTAGGCTCGATGCAAGGAGTGCTATGCTGGATAATGCGTCCGCTGACGGGCGGTGCGAATACCGGTGCAACTTAACCCTACAGTAATCTGCGCTGTCTATAGAGTTGGTGAACGGTCAGAGGAACCACAAATAAAGGTAAATAGTGCAAAAAGCCACTATCTGCACTGTAGGCTAAACGGGAGCTTAGCGAACTCCAGGCCTTTATGGCACCGGTGACTAAGTGGTCCAGTTCAACCCACACAGCCAAAGAGCTGAAAACCGTCCTCGGCGAACTCTGCTGCTTTTGTGCGGCAGTGACCAAGTAGGTCAGCCAAAGGCTGCCAAAACGGGAGCAAGTAATGGCGGCGCACCTGGATTGGTGTCGGTAGCGAACTAGCGAAGCTAGAGAGACAAAAATTATACGTGTATAATTTTTATCTTTTGTC